AGACTTGCTAGTGTGGTTGATGATGCTGCAACAGATTTTGTTGTAACACCAGAACCTGAGATTCTTATATTCGAAACTGAGCAGTTCGTCGTCGTTGGAAAGGTTACTGCTGTTCCTTGTTGATATACATTTCTATAAACATTTGATGCCTCGTAGGTATAAGATGCTGTCGGTCTAGAAGCAAAATACCCTACACCAGACTGATAAAACAAATCGGTGTGGTCAAATCTGGACATGTCCGATAATGAAGATGTCAGTGCATTTGAGTCCGTATCCACAACCCATTCTACATAATTCGTATTTACATCTCCGCCACCTGTTCGATGAATAACTCTTGCATAATTCCAACCTAGTCGCTGCTCTGCCGTTCCTACTTGATAAGTTCCCGTTCTATATGGTTTTGTATAATCCGGAATTCCGTCTGTTGTTGTGCTCCATCCTACTGCTGAAACACTGAATCCCGAACTGTTTCCATTAAAGTCATTTGTTATCGCATTTATCGTTGAAGATATATCAACTGTGTGAACCTCTGAACCATTAACTTCTAACACCAGAGAACCATCAAGTGCATCCTTGAAAGAATTTGCTGGGTAGTTGCTTCCATTGGAAGATACATCTTCGTTTAGTTCACCATCAATGATTGTATAAGAACTGAATACACCTCTTCTATCTCCGCTGACAGTATAGTTGCTGTTAGTGTCGAAATCAGATAACCCAATCGCTGAACCAGTAGCACTGCTGTAACTCGGGATTGTATGAGATGCACCAAACGAAAGGTTCGCATCACTTAGTCCGGTATCATTAGCATCAATATCATCGAGTGCCAAAGACTCTGTTGCAGTATTTGTTGTCGCACCAAGTGTAAATGTCATTTGGGAAATATAACCTGCCCAACTTTCGTCTGCCTCAACCTTAATCATTATGTGTTCACCGTCTGCAACAGAAGCAGTACCAAAAGTCAAATGGTGAGTATTGTTTCCGCTGTCTGTATCATTCGATGCACCAGATATAAGAGCACCATCATCAGTATCGATACGACCCCATACAAAGTTTTGTGAAGCATCCATCCACCCAGTTGCTCCCGGAATCTTTACATAAAGATGAGCATTGGATGTCGCAAGGGAACTATTGTTAAATGTTGTACTTGTCTTTGATGTAACAATCTTCATGTCTCTCTTAGTAACACCACTTGAGTTTGACAAGATTCTAAAAAAAGTTCTCGTTCCTGTTACTCCAGAATAGTCTGGTTGTCCTGCCTCTACATTAGACAGACCACTAAAGTTACCACCGTTTGGAATGTCTCCGTCAACTGGACTGTACAACCTTTGATTAAAATACAGAAGACCATCTTCGTGTCCTGTCGCCCCAGAAGCAGTCATATGATTTCTGGAGTTCCACTCATTTGCACCGGTCGTTGTTGATGCTTGTGAGTCGTATGAACCTGATGCTTTTCTGTATGTCTCGTCATGAAACTTTTCAATTAAGTTTGAACTTGCCAGTGTTCTGTTGTCAATCAAGAACCCATTGCCAGTTGTGGCAGAACCAGCATTCGAGAGTGTTGCTTTGAGAGGGTGAGTTGCAGTGACATTTGCAGTGACTGCACCATTAAGCAGTGAAGTAGTGTTGACATCAAGACTGGCAGTTACACCAAGGACTTTTGCACTATCTTCGCCAGCACCTGTATCAATCGCCGGTACAGACTGTGCTGATGGGGTAGTCGAATTGCCAACAGTGAAACTGATAGGTGTCCCAGATGCTTGATAGACATTTTGATAAAGATTCGATAAGTCTACTTTGTAGTTTGCGGTAGCATCTGTATTATACTCAACACCTGACAAGAACTTAGAACCAATCAGTGTAACATCTTCAATTCTCTCGTTACTCGCTGCTAAATTATCTACCGAACCAGATGGGTCACTAATCCATTCAATATAGTTTGTTTGTTTGTCCGATGAACCAAAACTGTGAATGACTCTTACATAGTTCCACCCAGGAACCATCGAGTTAACATCAACCTTAAACTCTGCCGTTCTGTGCTTGAAAATATACCATTCAGAACCATTGCCGTCAAAACTAGATGCAGTTAGTGAGGTATTTGTAAATCCTGATGTGTCTGCATTTAGCGAAGAGTCAGTACCAGAACCTGGGGCACCTGCACCATTGAACTGCGATAAATCAATTGAATGAATAATATTTCCATTTACTTCTAGTTTCAAAGAACCGGTTTCTGCATTGCCAAAAGCACCAGAGGCATAAGCAACATATGTATTTGTTATGCTCGCTGCCACATTATCATTGAGGAGTCCCGTGATATCTTGAGTGCCATCATAGACACCAAGTCTTAAATTCCTGCCGCTGTTTGTAGCAGAGTAAGATTCGTTAATATCAACTGCTGTAAATCCTGCTGCTGTTGCGGAAGACGAATAGTGTGGAACAGTCTGGGTTGCACCGAATGAAAGTTTCGCCGTAACACCGTTTGCTATATCATCCTCAATTGACCGTAAGTCCGGTGCGGGACTTGGAGCAAGAATCTTCAACACTTCATTGAATCTATCAATGGGAGTTCCAATTGGAGTCGATGAAACAAAGTCTGTAAACAAACCATCTGTATAAGTTCCGTCCTCTGCTTCGCCAATGGTTCCATCTCCACCTCCACCACCAGAAGTCAAAATAACATTGTCATTTGAATCAAGAGCAAGAAACTTGCCGCTGACAGGAGTTCCTGAAGACAACCCAGTTAAGGTGACCTCTCCATTGCCGGTAATGTCATTGACATCAATCCTATCCGTGTCGATAAGATTAGAGGTCATGGTCGATGAAGATAAGTTATGAATCGTTCCTGTAGAACCAGACAAACTTGTAAAATCAATATCATTTATCTCTGCTCTATCCGATTGCATTAGGTTGACAGTCACCGTTGAACCAGAAATCGTATGGTAAGTCGCATCCGAACCAGAAACAACAAGATTAATCAAAGGACTTGAACTTGTTAGAACAATATTGTTACTAGAATCTAGTGCCAAGTACTTTGTGCTAACCGCTGTAGCAGATGCTAAACCTGAAAGTGTAACATCCCCAGAAGCATTAATGGAAGTTACATCGACATCGCCCGCCAGTATCCTATCCGCATCGACCAAATTTGATGTAAACAGGGAGGCAGACATGTTGTGGTATGTGGCAGAAGAACCGGAGATGATATCAAGGTCTGGAGTTACACCGTCCGCACCATCTGCACCTGCTGGACCCTGCGGACCTGTGTCACCCTTTACATTTCCAAGATTAAATACGGAACCATCCGAAAGAGTGATTACGAGTTCGTCATCGTCGTTTATCTCCACATTGGAGACACTTACACCATCTGCACCATCCGCTCCGTCTGCTCCCGCAGGACCTGCTGGACCCGTTGGACCTTGAGGACCTCGCTCTCCAGATGTCCCTGCTGATGCACCAGCAGTTGGGAGACCTGGGACAGACACTGGTCCGAAGGTTGATATTGGGTCATCCGCATCAACTGCCTTTCTAAACTTGGCATCTGGTTTGATGCCCGCAAGTCCATAAAGTCTTCCATTTGCCGTTTCGAGTTCGTCTGCAAATGCAACTCGTTCTCTAGGAATCTTTACTTCAACGACACCTTCACGAACAGCAAAGTCTGGTTGAAGACTATTCTTGTCTTGTGATGTCAACCAACCAAGAACTTCAATTCTTATCTTTGTTTCAAACTTTCTTTCTTCGTTGGAGAAGTTTCTAATATTATTGTTTTGTGCAAAGTCTTCTTGAACAAATGCTTCGTATCTTAACCTTCCTTCTTCGATGATTACATAGTTGATGCCACCCGGACGAGTAATGAAGGGGGTAAGCATCTGGTTCATTTGCTCTTGATATTCTGAACGAAGAGTTATTTCATATTGAACCGTTACATAAACGGGAAGAGGGATAGTCAGAGTTTGATAGACGGTCTTTCCTGCTGTTTGACCTGGAAAGTTTAGTTGCCCTCTTCTTTTCTTTGACGAAGCATTTTCAAAGTTGGAAGTCTTATCCTGATTTATCTTTCTCGAAACTTGGATTGAACCACCCTTGACTTTATCAATCGGTGGGATGTTCGCAAATACAGTACCCTTTCTTGATGGGTCCTTGACAATGCCAGTTCTCTCGACTGTGATGAGAGGCATGACAAGAGCACCATCTTTATCACGAATTCTTTGGTCACTCTTGCTTTGATACATTCTCTCAGCAGAAGACCAAATTACAGGAACCTTTCTAAAACCAGTAGTTGTAACACAATTGATATCCAAAGTCTCATTCACAAATCTGTGAAGTGCTGAGTCAATTGTCTCCATTGTAGAACGAGGAAATGGTTTATCCTCTATTCTTCTTGGTTTTGTTGGTTTCATAACCATTATCTAAACCTCATAAACCGTACTTTGCCAACTCGTCAGGGTCGACAACTTGTCTCTCTCTTGGGATTTTAACCTCGACGACAGTTTCATTAACCACTTTCTGTGGTGTTCGCTGATTAACTCCGTCTCCGATTAGGTGTCCCAAAACCTTTATATTAAACTTTGTTTCGAACTTCCTCTCTTCATTTGAAAAGTTACTGATATTGTTCTCGTGTGTATAATCCTGCTGAATGAATCCCTCATACCTATGGTTCTCGTCCCTTATGATAATATAATTGATTCCACCTGGAACCGTCATAAATGGTATAACTAGTTCGTTCATCTGTTGTTGGTACTCAGTCCTGATTGTTATTTGGTACATTATTGTAACATAAACAGGAAGAGGAATTGACACTGTTTTGTATACAGTCTTATCAACTTTGTTTGGAAAGTTTAGTTGTCCGTGCTTTCTTTGAGCATGGGCATTCTTAAAATTAGATGTCTTGCCCTGAACTATCTTTTGCATCACTGGAATATTGCCGCCCTTTACTTTGTCTAGTGCAGGAACATTTGCCCAAACAGTACCTTTCTCTGTTGGACTCTTGACCATCGATGTTCTTTCGATTGTGATGATTGGCATAATAAGAGCACCTTCAGCATCTCTAACCTTCAAGTCACCCTTACTAAGTGCAGACCTTTCTGCCGATGCCATAACAACAGGAACCTTTTTAAATCCCTTTCCGTTATGTGCATGAAGGTTCATTTGCTCATCAATGAACTTGTACATTGCTGTATCGATATTCTCTATACGAGAGTCGGCAATCTGCTTGCCCTCTTGTTCATTCAGACCCTCGCTGAATGGTCTATGCCGTTCCATTGAACAAACCCTCTCTTGCCTTGATGCACTCTGCCGATATTTCCATCATGTGCTCTCGTTGACCAAAGATTCTTGTTGGTTCATTCAATGTCGCAATCTCATAATAAGTTTCTCCGTATAGTATGAAATCACCTTCCCTAACAAAGAGATTTTGGTCCTCAGTCAATCTCCGCTTATGAAAGTGAACTGTAATTTTGGATAACCTGTCTACACCAAGATTGGTAGTCTCGGTCTCGTACCCTTTCCACTCAACTAGTGCATAAACCATAATAGGATTAAGGAATGTTTTATTTAATGCTTCACCATAGATTGGGTGAAAGTTTGTTTCCTCAATTGAAATAGGATAATACACGATTTGCTGACCTATGACTCTTTCTACAAGTTCATCACTGACTTGCTTTACAAGGTCTCTCTCCTTCTTTCCAGTGAAAAGTGGTGGTGGAGGAGCAGCAGGTTGGTTCCATTTATTATCGCTCATCCGCTAGTTACCCCACAAATACCGAATAAGGTATCCTCTGTAAGACTTTCTCAGAACTCTCAACCATTGCTGCCTCTTGCTCAGACATCTTGGTATAAGTTAGTTCTGCTAGTGTTGATTTAAGTTCTTCTCTCAAACTGTTTTGTTCATCCTTTCCCTGCTGAACAAGGTCTGAACCATTCAGTGTTACACTCTCACCGGGTATCGGAAGTGTAGCAAACTTAGACCTGATTAGTCCTAGCATCTCTTTAGAGAGTGCTAAGGCAAATCTTCGAATCCATTGCTTACCGATTGAGTTGATAGTGTCATATGGCAAGTTTGAAAATGGAAGAGTGTTGATATTGTTCACACCTTCAATTTGCGACCTGCCGTTTGTGTTATCTTCTATATTTGAAGTTGGTACTGAAAATTCTACCCACATCTTAGTTGGTCCACCAGAGTATGGTATTGGAAATAATCTTATATTATTATCTCTCAACTCGTATGACCAGTGTGACATTCTAGTATAAATCGCATCTTCAAATGCAAGTGCCTGCGATTTGTTTTGCCAAGTCGGTATCAACTGAAATGTAGAGTCATCGGAAAACTGACCATAGTTATGGAAGTTGCCTACCACATTCAAACCGCCGTAATATCCATAGAATCTCCACATAGCACTTGGGG